TCATATTTTTCCTTCTCTTCTTCTAAATTTTTTTTTGCGTCAAGATAATAAGTATTTTCCATTTTATTATTATTATGCAATTCTTCAATTTCATCCAATCTTCCGTTGATTGCTTTGATTTCTCTGACGGCTCTTTTTTTTGCGTCTATATTTATGTTACTCATTTATATATTAATAACATATATATTTATATATATTATTAATCAATTTTTTTTATAATTGCTTCGTAATAATGCTTTTTATTTTTCAATTCGGCTGTTTCAATAGACAGCTTATTACATATTTCTATTAATTCAGAAACTTTATAAGAAGATATAGCCTTAATTGGTTTATTTAGATTATCAATCTTGTAAAATACATTATATGTCGTCTTGTCTATTGTTGTGGAATATCCATATTTTGACTGTTCTAAAAAGTAAATAATATAAATAGGTAATTCCGATTCTTCGTTTTCAATTAATTCAAAATAGGTGTTGTTTTTTACATAAACGACATTTAACTTATGAATGAGAGAAAGAACAAAAAAAACGGTAATGTCAATAACATTTTCATTTGCGAGTTGATTTTCGATGTGTGAAATAGATGCGATTTTATGTTTTTTAATTAATTCTTTATGTTTTCTCATTTTTTCCACAAATTGTATTTTCAAAGTTTTTTCCATTGCAATATTTATATTGTCCGGCAATTCATCATGTATAATTTTATAAAAACACCAAAATAATGTATCTTTTTGGTGTGGTGTAAAGACTTGTTTTTTGTTTATTTTCGGGAGTTTATTTATTTCAGAATTAGGAGGACAATTAGGCACACAAGCAGGAGGACAAACCGGCACACAAACCGAAGGACAAACAGGCACACAAACCGAAGGACAAACCGGCACACAAACCGAAGGACAAACAGGCACACAAACCGAAGGACAAACAGGCACACAAACCGGAGGACAAATAGGCACAACCTTCTTTCTGTGTTCTACAGGAATGTTCAACTGTGGAGGTCTGTCATAAAACATGAATTGTTTTAAATCGTTCAAGAGATCATCATTCATTTAATAATTATGCTGTCAAGTTTTTAAACTATTTACCTAAGAAGTAAAAAAAGTACTTTTAAAGGTTTCCTTTTGTTTTTCTATATTTAACAAAGTTAATTCTTGTTCATTCACATAATTAATATAATTAATCAATTCATCATTCAACTCTTTTGATAAATCCGCTAAATTAATATGAACTCCGTATTTATTTTCATTTAGTGTCATCTTAAATTTATTAAAAATGCGTAAAATTTCAATCTGGTTAAATTTATTCATGTTCTCAATTTTATCTTTAATGTAATTCATTTCAACTTCATTCATTTGAAATAAATATCACACTATTTTTAAACCGTTATTACAAAACTAATTTTCATCAGATTCAGAATCCTCCGACAAAACAACATCATTTATTAGTAACACGCCCTTTGCTTTTTTACTGCCAATTGGTTTCCTTTCTATTTTTCTCTCCACTTTTAATTCAGCAATAATAGAAACATATTTATCATTCAATTCAAACCGTTGTCCAATAACTCTTGCCGTAAATTTATCTCCTTCTTTAATTTCATTAAATTGTTCACTGTTATAATGATGGTCTCTTGCAATAAACACTACAATCGGACTAGGTATTTCATCCGAACTTTCAGCACGAATTCCTGCTTTTGTAATGTTCTTAGCAATACATGATATAAGAGTGCCTTCAACTGGAAAACACACATTACATTCAAACACAACTACAAATGTAATGTTTGTTCCACGCTGTATTAATCCTGATGAATGCGATACAATTTTGGTTGAATTTTTTTCAATAAATCCTTCCACCAAACATTTCCCTTCATAATTATCATTAATTTTTTTATTAATTATTTCTCTAATATTTGTACCAATTGACGTAATTGGCAATACAACGTTTCGCGTAATTAAACATCTTGAATAAATTGTTGATAATTTGGCATCTTTGTTTCTTTGTTTCATCATATTGTTATACTTTATAATAGTATAATCTTTTATTTCAATTTTTAAAATTTGTTATATAAAGCAACGTCGCTTGAAATAAACCAATTCTTTCCATTTTTGCGAATAGAATTGTAATGTCTTAAAATTACTTCTTGTAAAATACACATTTCAACTCCGGTTTTTTTTTTCGTATTTTCCTTGTTAAATAATTCTGGAATTCCAATAATTTTATTTAGATTTTCAACCTGTACATGTTTAACAGCTTGATCACATCTCGCACCTGAATTGCGGGTTGAACGCACATCTTTTGTTTTAAATACCATGAATTTATTTTTAGTTTCATATCCAATAAATCCAACTATATCACTCAATTGACCTTTATCAATTTGCCATTTCATCGCTTCGGGACTTTCTACTATTTCTCTCTTATCTTCTAATTCTGTTTCAATCCAAGATTTATTTTTTAAGACAAACACTACATCATTTTCTTTTTGTTTTAAGTTGTCATATAATAAAATAACAGTCATCGTCTTTTTAGATTTACGAATTGTAATACTGTGTCTGATAAAATACTCTCTTGCCAACATTTCAAAACTATCTTCTTCCATTTCTTCCAAAAAATATAAATAATTCAACACTTTATGTTTTTTTTGAAAAGGCAAAACATCAAACATATGTTCAATAAAATATTCAATCATTTTTTCAGAAGAAATTGGCATGTCTGTTTTTATTAAATCGAAAAATTCAGACATTTTGCTCATGATAACTCCATAATATAAATACCAAATGTCGTTGGCATCACGAGGTATTTTTTTACTTGGATCTCTTTTATATTCCAAAAATGATTCATAAAGGGTTTTTAATTCACGAAATTCAGAGATTGATTCTGTTTCCATTTTAGGTAAATGCCTTTTGTCAATGACTTCTTTCACAACATCGTGTTTAATAGTAAATTCAACAGATTTATGTTTGTAATCAATTGGCACACTTCTCTCGAAAATTGAGGCATGACGATTAAGCAATTCTTTCGGTTGAAATAAATAATATTCTCCAATATTAATTAAATAGCCCATTCTGTCATATTTATCCATTATTGGTTCAGAATTAGTAATCATAAAAGTTAATGCCGCGTATTTTTGAGAAAGAGGATATGTTTTAGGAACATCAATCAATTGCAATAATCTCTTTTTTATATAAAAAAAATTTTCTCTAAATAGCATTTTTATTTTTTGATTAATTCTCTCTGAATTTATCATAATATAATTTTCATTATAGGTGTCTTCATTTAAATTGTATTCATTTATTTCTACAGATGGGTTGCAATTATAATGACAATTTTTCATGTAATCACATGCAGAGGAATATGGTTGATCTCCTATTTTAAAATCACGCATTTCCATTCCACTTGAAAGATGTTGTGTAATTTCTCCTTTTATTTCATGATTCATTATTTCTTGTGTGAAATTAGTCTGTCCATGATTGACAATACAATCCACCGCAGTTTCTTTTAAAATACGACTGATTTTTCCTATTTGAATTGATTTGCGTTCTGCAATCCGATACACATACAAGTCTATCGCCTCTTCTTCTTTATTTTCTAATAAAGTTCCATGTAAAAAAATCTGGACATTTCTCTCTTCAAATGGTAAATCTTTATGACTAAAATTACGAACAGCCCGTCCTATAATTTGTTCAATACGATTCATGTTATACCAAGGTTCCAATATATGAACTTGACGAATGAATTTTAAATCAATTCCTTCCGTCCCTGCTTTTGAAACTAATATGACTTTAACAATTTCTCCATATTTATTTTTCTTATCTGTCAATTCTTTTATGAGAGAAATATTGTCTGGAGATAATGATACATCTCCAGTAATCATCGCGTATTTTGCAGTTTTTTTATTTTTAGATGAGTCAGGTTTCATCGTCTCTACATTTATTTTGGGACGACTTGTTTTTAAGAGAGAGTTACCATCAAATTTAGTAAATCCCAATTCTTCTAACGCGATCGCCATCGGAATTAATCCAGCATCGATGTATTGTGAATAAATTAAAATAATGCCTTTTGATTGTATAATATAATTCAAAATTGCTTCAATTTTAAAACTATATTTGCCAATTTCAGAAAGAGAGAAAATCCTTCCATATTTTTCTTCAATCTCTGGTTTATATTCATAATTTGATTTATTTTCAAAATTCATAACTCGTTCTATTCCTTGTTTACCTGTTAATTCATCTATGTTTATCGCACCACCTTTTTGTTCTATAGACGATAGTTCTGATGGGAATGCTTCGTTTAATGACGATAGTTCTGATGGGAATGCTTCGTTTAATGACGATAGTTCTGATGGTAATGATTCTTCTAGTAATGCAGAAGACACAGGAGAGTCAGAAGACACAGAAGACACAGAAGACACAGGAGACACAGAAGACACAGAAGACACAGGAGAGTCAGAAGACACAGAAGACACAGAAGACACAGAAGACACAGGAGAGACAGAAGACACAGAAGACACAGGAGAGACAGAAGACACAGAAGACACAGAAGACACAGAAGACACAGGAGAGACAGAAGAGTCAGAAGACACATTACTAGATAAAACAAAAGATTCGTCAGTTAATTCATCATGAGGATAAGTCATGATAAGTGACTCCAACGGTCGCTGCAATAAACTGTATCCAAGTATAACATTCAACGCATCCTTTTTATTTTTAATTCTGGTTGTAATATATTTATACACAAGTGATTGATATGTTCCAATTTTACCCAAATATACATTTAATATTTTCAAACGTGATTGATGTTCAATTACCTCACCATTCATTTGAATTGTTGGATATTTATTTCTTTTATCAAAAAAAGTATTTTCCAAAGAAAAATCTTTTGGATAAACCCGATATGGAAAAGTATATGGATTTTCACCTCTTACAAAAGAGACATATCCTGTTGCTTTTCGTATCAATGTCTCTCTTCCACCTTGCTTAAAATTTCCAAACTTATCAAAAATATCCTCATGTTTTATAGTTGACCGCCTATCATTAATGTTCATCAAATTTAACAACCAAATAATTTCTTCATATGTATTAAACATTGGTGTTGCTGATAATAACAACAATCGTAAATTATCAGCAGATTTTACCAATTTTTCCAAATTAATAGCAACCTTTTTATTTTCAGTATTGTCAGTAACACGGATGTTATGAACTTCATCAATAATAATCAACCTATTGTCAAATTCTCGTTTCAATCGTTCTTTTTGTATTTTTAAATCCCCAGATCCGGCTTTTCTTAAAATAAAATTCGCGAATTCTATATAACCTATAAATAAATAAGAATTGTTAATAATATCATTAATTTCAGATATAATTTTATCTCTTGTCAAATTCGTAGAATTGATTTCTCTCAATAATTTATTTCCAATACAATTTGTAATATTCCAAACGCCATTCTTTTCTTTTAGTTTTCTTTCATCAAACAATTGAAGACGAAAATTCTCTTGAACATTTTCAGATGCAACAATAATAATTCGTTTTACATTATTCATTTGTTTTAAATAATCACGCATTTCTTCACTCACTCCAATTGCTGAACATGTTTTACCACTTCCTAATCCATGATACAATAATAAACTATTATAGGGCGTTTGAAAAGAGAGAAAATTCTTAACAAATGCTTGATGTGGAGATAATTCAAATTCTGCTGTGCTTAACATTTCAGCCTGTTTTTTTACATTTGAATGTATTGTTCCATCGTATTTCGTATCATTAAATTCTTTTTTTGTTGCGATTTTTATATTAAAATTTGGGTCATTTAAATTAGGATATAAATAAGTATTCTCAGTTTCATTTGCATAAAGACCTTCTTGTAATTCTTTTTTCTTTTTTAATGAGTTACAGTCTTTTGAAAATTCGTTGTCTGCACATGCTTGTGTTGATGGTTCTTCTTCTTCTTCTTCCTTTTCTTCTTCTTGTTCTTGATCAGACTCTTCTTCTTCTTGATCAGACTCTTCTTCTTGAGACTCTTCTTGTTCTTGATCAGACTCTTCTTGTTCTTGATCAGACTCTTCTTGTTCTTGATCAGACTCTTCTTGTTCTTCTTGAGACTCTTCTTGTTCAGACTCTTGTAAAATGCTAGGAGGTTCGACAATAGGCTCAATAATAGGCTCAACAATAGGCTCAACAACAGGTTCAATAATAGGCTCAACAATAGGCACATGTTTTTTAGGTTTTAATCGACAATAGGTAGTTTTGCCTCGCACAACAACAGAACAATCTTCTTTTATTCCACATGCATTTTCGGATAACCCTTTACATGTCGACATAATTAGTATAAACTATATTCATTTAATAATTTATGTACATTAGAAATTAATTGTTTTTTCTCTAAATTATAAGGTCTAATATTTTCTAAACATTTCTGAAATGATTTCCACTCAATCTTGCTTACTTCTGTTTTTTGATAATTCAAAGTGTCATCATTAATTTCATCCATATATGCCAAAAAATATTTGTGTTTATAAGATTTATGATTTGTCCCAATAAATGTTTCTTCAAAAGGCAATACATTTTGAATAACACATATAGTTTCACAATTTATGCCAGTTTCTTCTTTAAATTCTCTCAATGCACATTCCAAATCCTTCTCACGATTATTCCGGCGGCCTTTCGGAAATTCCCATTCGGTTTCTGTCCATCCCGTATTACTTTTTTTAACAATCATTTCAAGTGTTATAATCTCATCATTGACAACAACCCCACTTTTTATCAAATCAAATTTTTTACTAGATATGATTTCTTCATTTAAATATTGATTGTTTGAAACATTTCCCCACATTAAATTCCACAATTCATTAAATGAAAGTGTCAATATTCTCTCTTTTTCAGAAAGAGACATTTCATCAATAATGCTTTGTATATGTTCGATGTTATAAGGTGAATATTTTCCTCTAATAAAATCTATATATCCAAAACTATCCTTTCGTCGAATCATTAAAAATTCGGTGATTTCATTCTTTTTTCTAAATAATATAATTCCATAACTCATAATAGGATATTTACAATTGTGGAACAAGTGTCCACATTTTTTACAATTATTGCATATATTCATGTAATATGTTAAAATTCGGCATGTTTTTATATTATTTAAGTTATATGGCATTACATGGAACCACGCAGAATGCCATAAATCTTTCTCAAAAAAACGACAGTGTTTTAAATCCGGAAATTTGGGGAAAATGGTATTGGGGGTTTTTACATACAATTGCTATTTCATACCCATCTTATCCGAATGCTGTAACCAAGAAAAAATATTATGAATTGATTCAAAATTTTCATATATTTTTGCCTATAGAACACATTTCAACTCATTTTTCAAAATTAATAGAAACATATCCAGTTGCACCATACTTGGATACACGCGAAACATTTATCAAATGGGTGCATTTTATTCACAACAAAATTAATGAAAAAATGGAAAAACCTACGATATCATTACACGATTTTTATATTCAATATTATCAAAATTATAAGCAAGACACCTTTAATTATAAACTCAGAGAGAAAGTCATTTACATAATAATAATTGTAATATTAGTAATATTTATTTATTATTTGTATAATAAATAAGATGAAAGAAGGAGGAAAAACGATAGCTTCCGGAGGATTTGGATGCGTATTTAGACCGTCTTTAAAATGTAAAATGGCTAATAATAGAGAACCCAATAAAATATCAAAATTAATGACAAGAAAACATGCATTAGATGAATATAATGAAGTCTTGTTATTGAAAAATATATTAAATAAAATACCTAATTACACGAATTATTTTATTATTGATGGATTCACTATATGTGAGCCAGACAAATTGACAAAATCGGATTTAACAGATTTTAAAAAATGTTCTGCGTTGCCAAAAGACAGCATTATGTCTACAAACATTAACAAATCTCTTGATAAATTATTATTGATTAATATCCCTGATGGAGGAGAAGCTCTTGATAATTTTATATATAGGCATTCTGCTTATCAAGAAATTATCGAAATAAATAAGTCTATGATCCAATTGTATATGAATGGTATTATTCCCATGAATAAATTAAATGTTTATCATAGCGACATTAAAGACTCTAATATTTTAATTTCTCGTAAAAAAGATGGTTCATTATGTGCTAAACTCATTGATTGGGGATTAACTTGTATTTATAATCCAAAAAAACATGAAGACTTGCCAGAAAATTGGAAAAATCGTCCGTTGCAATTTAATGTGCCATTTTCAATAATTATTTTTTCAAATAAGTTTGAAGAAAAATATTCCAATTTTTTAAATAATTCGAATGGAAAAATTACACGTGCAAAATTAATGCCATTTGTTTTAAATTATATAACTGAATGGAATGAAATACGAGGACCAGGACATTTTAAATACATTACACATATATTTTTCATGTTTTTTGAAAAAGACCATCCACAAGAAAAAGACAATATCAATTTTTTTGAAAAAACATATACACTTCCTTATATTACTAATTATATTGTGAAAATTTTACTTGCATTTAAACCAAAGGAATATTTAAACACTATATTTGTTAAAAATGTGGATGTATGGGGATTCTTAATATCATATTATCCAATTATGGAAATTATTTATGACAATTATAAGACCAGTTCTAAAAATGATATTAAAATTTTTAATTTTATTAAATCGTTGTATTTGAATGTTTTGTATAAAAATGGTGACAAAGTCATTACTGTTTCCAAAGTACTCAAAGAAATGAATAAATTTACAAACCTCTTTAAAAATTCAATCACAAAAACCATGCGAAAAAATAAAAATATAACATTAAGCAATAAATCCTCGAAATCAACAAAATCTACCAAACACAACTCATCTCGTAAATTAAAATATCTTGATTTATGAAGTTATATTTAGGCATTTCATTTCAAGAGTTTAATATTTAAATATAATAATAATGAAATTAGAATTATTTGTCTTGGGGATTACAGCATTTCTTATATATAATACATATCATGATGGGAAATATTTAAAAATAATAATGTCTTGGAAAAAATATTATCAAATGGCGTTTTTTGGAGTAATTGGTATCAGCGTGTATTTATTGATGAAACGAAATCCTGTTCAAGGAAAAAATATGTTGTTATACGCAAACAATATGGTAAAATATATGCCTATTGATAAATCGTCGATTGACATGTTCTCTCCCATTTTTGATTTTACTAGCACATCAAGTTTAGATAATGATATTGGATTCGGTGGCGGTAATGTGAATGGAGAGAGAAGAATGATGAATTCAGGCAAAATGGGGACAAAACGTTCTGTAAGTGAAACGAAGAAAAAGTTTGTAGCATCACAACAACAATGGAAATGTGGCGAATGTAACAAACAATTGAATGCATGGTTTGAAGTAGACCATAAAATAAGATTGGATAATGGCGGTACAAATGAAGTATCTAATTTAGTTGCTTTATGTCGTGAATGCCATGGATGCAAAACTGCAATGGAAAATTTGTAGACAAAGTGTTTAGATAAAGAAAAGATAATGTCTTAATATATTAGTATGTCTGGTGAATCAAAAAACCCCGATTGTAATGACAAAACCGCATTTTTTCAAAATAAAGCTACGGGTAATTGTTTATTTGAATCTGTTGCTCAAATATTTTATCCAATATCGTGGGACTTTGACAATATAACCTCAAAAAATAAATATAATGATACAGTTATTCCATTAGCAAATAATTTTCGAAATTATGTATCACAGATTTATTCTAACATTTACAATTTAAAAAGAACTATACCCACCAAAGAACAATTTACTAAAATATTACATGTATTTGGATTAAAAGAGAAAATTACTTTTAATAACCAAGAAATGAATTTACTTGAGTATTCAGAATATATAAAAAAAGACGGTGCATGGGCTGCGGATGATGATTTATTAATACTTGGTAAGTTATTAAAAATTAATTATAGAATATTAATTCACCAAAACGTAATTAATTACATTTTTGACTCAAATAATAATTCAAATATACCCACTTTTACTTTTTGTAATTTAAATGATAAACATTGGGTATTACATAAACATGATCATCCATTAAGATATGAGGACGCATTCGTAGAGATAAATAAAAGATTTCATGAACTTATCTGGTCAAATGACTCACCGCCACCGCCACCATTAGTACCACCACCACCACCACCATTAACAGTATCAGACGAAGAAAAATCAGAAGAAGACGAAGAAAAATCAGAAGAAGACGAAGAATCGTTGATAAAAATCGTTGTTATATATATATTTGTAAATCAAACTCTTTTAATATGTATAAATAATGATAAAGATGATAAAGATGATGATAAACAAAAAGCACCCGTTGTACCAGTTGGCATATTTGAATCAAATATTAATGATAAGATAACATTTGAAGAAACCTTAGCACAAGCAGGACTTCACATGCCTGAAAATTTTAATCCATTCAGAAAATCAGAAAATGATAGTATAGTTAATGTAAATCAAAAAGATGTTGCCAGGATAATGTTAAATTATGGGAAAACTGCTTCCAAACTAATAAAAAATGATGATACAATTAAAGTATATCAAAAAAATTATTATTTATTTATAGATAAACTACCTGATGGATATTATGATAAAACCAAACCAAATTCTAATAAATTTTTTGATAATAATACATATCCACATTATACTTATAGTAAATGTGCGTTAGCATTAATCCCCCTTACAAATATATGCGATTTGACTAAAAATTATTATAAAAATGATTATTTTAACAAAGTTTGTGAACAGAAAGAGTATGTTAGATCCATAATTATAAAGTTACAAAATAACAAATCGCCCGACAACACAACAAATCAATTGTCTCTAATATCATTATCATCCGCATCAGTACCATTAATATCAAATGAAAAGGATGCAATAAATAAAATAGATGCGGTACAATTATTAAAAAATGAACAATACAGTAAACAAAATAAATTAAAAGAATTAAAACAAGACCTATCTTCATTCGAACTAGAAAAAAAAACAAAGCTGACACAAATTAATTCTTTTGAACAACTTTTAAATAATAATGGCGATTTAGGTCTAGGAACCGGAATAGGAACAGAAATGATTAATAATCCTAACCAATTTAAATCTAAACGAGACGAAACAATACGCAAACAACAAAATCAGGAAGATATAAATGAAAAAAACTCTATAAATCAAGATAATGGAATAGAATTAACTAACCAAAGAGATGCAAATGAAGATAATGGAATAGAATTAACTAACCAAAGAGATGCAAATGAAGATAATGGAGAATTAACAAAGTTTAAACAAAAACTAGAAACAATATTACAAAATAGGTTAAACCAAGGTAATAATAAAGATAAAAAAAAAATAGATCAAGACAATAAAAGACAAATCGAAGAAGAAATACAAAATTTACAATCGAGTTTAGTTAACACCGACGAAAAAATAACAAACAAATTAAAAGAAATATCGTCCGTATCCGATGAAATAACCAAATTAACCCAACAAATAAAAGAGGCAGAAGAAACAAACGAAAAAGAATCACAACAATCAAAACAAAAAGCAGCACAACAAACAAAAGAAGAACAACAAACAAAACAAAAAGCAGCACAAGATGCTCAAGTAGCAACCGCATTATTATTGGAAAAAAATTTTAATAATACGATAAACACAATGTTGGGATCATTTTCGGGAATAACAACAAAAACAAATTGGTATCTATTTATTGCATTTATTATAACCATTATTCTGTTATCATTATTGCTGCATTACAAAATAATAGAATATACCCCATTTTTAATAACAATTTGTTTTGTATTAGCCACCCCAATCATTATTTATTTATTTACAGATAATAACATAGACCCGAAGAAAATAAGCCCAAAAATAAACCAAAAAAATAAATATTACATGCTTTTTATAATTTTTATGATTTTCATGTCAATTTGCACATTAATGTTATTATTAAACAATGGACGTTTTCCGACTACACCCATGCCAGGCGAATTGTCAGCCCAAGAAAATCAAACAAATTCGGCAATTGTGTTTTCAATCATTACATTTTTAATAGTAGTAGGTTGCATATGTTGGGTTTTATTGAGCATGTCAGAATTCAAAGAATTATTTAAAGGTCTATATCAAATTTCCAACGTTTTGTATGTCATCATATACATCATATTCTTAATTATATTTTTCTATTTAACTTCAAAAGATACTCAAAACACATATGCTGCTATTATATTTCCATTATTAATTTTATTTGGAATGGGATCATTCATGTATTCTTTTAAACAAACGTCTTTATTCGGATCAGACATAAACGTGAACTATGAAAGACTAAAGTATTTTATTTTATTATCGTGTTTAATTACAATTATTATCATATTTTACACAATAAATCCTGGTGGATACATGACGAAATATTTTGGTCAAACATTTTCAGTTGCAATTGCGATGATGGTATTCGGATTTTTATTTTTGGTATTTTCAATCAATTTATCAGATAGCACTAGCACCAGTCCCAATACATCTTCGCTTATAAGCGTGTTCAATAGAGATAAATTCGTCATATACAACATCTTACTATTTATTATTTTTATAATCATCGTAGTAGCCGGGATTGTATATTTTCCAGGTGGATTTGAAAATAATCCGATGTCTATATTAATAATTATATTGTTATTGATAATTTTCACAGGATGGGTGTTATTTTTCGGAATTAAATTATTTATAGATGAAACGGAAAACTTGGTGCCATCGATGACTTCTTTCTCGAATAAATCCGATGCAATGAAACGAATTCTTATAATGGTATTTGGACTGATATTTTCGTCCTTATTAATTGTATGGTTAATTGGAACATTTCAAAATTTTGCTAGTCGGTCTACTATAGCAAGTGGAATATTAAACTCATTAATGATTATTTTCGCATTAAGTCTAATATATAAAATTTTAACAATCGGAACAAATTATAATAAAACTCAAACTCCTACAAAATTTCAAGAAGGGATTGACCTCGTTTTAAGCATCATGTTTTACATTCCATGTTTAATTACATCGCCATTTGATTTTTTTCCGTCCACAACACCCTCAACCAAAACATCTACATCAAAACAAAAAATAGTATATGAATATACACCTACAATTAAAAATGCGTTTGTTTTATTTGTAATCATTATTATATTGTGGATACTATCACTTATTTTGCCATTTATAGAAAAAAGAGTGAATTTACAAGGAGGCACCCAAATCATATCAAATCCAATACCTACAAATAATGAATCAGTAGTTGCATCTTATGAAAAATTAAATGGAAATAATGACTCACATTATCAATATGGCATGTCATTTTGGGTTTTTATCAATGCTTTTTCTCCTAGCACAAATTCCAATTACAATAAATTCACTTCACTTTTAAATTATGGTGATAAACCAAATATTTTATATAATGGAAGCACAAACACTTTGATGATAACTATGAAAAACACCGGTTTAAATGAAACTTCGTTTCATCATCAAAAATTAACAGATGTAGATGATAATAATAATCGCATTTTATATAAACAAAAAAATGTTCTTCTTCAAAAATGGAATAACATTACTTTGAATTATGCTGGTGGCACGTTGGACGTATTCGTAAATGGAAAATTAGTAAAATCTAACGTTGAAGTAATTCCATATATTACATTAGACAATTTGATAGTAGGAACAAATCACGGAATAGATGGAGGAATATGTAATTTAGTATATTTTACAAATCCGTTGACAATTACAAATGTCTATTATTTATATGAAACCTTGAAAAACACGACTCCTCCTTTTATCAAAACATAGTAAATACGATAAATGCAAGAAAAATATATGAATAATATATAAATGGAATTGAAATCAATTATTTTTATAGTATTTGTGATACTTATTATTTATATTTTATTTAGATATATGTTTCAAGACATTAATACTTTACAACAAAATGTAGTCAACGGACAAAATTTAACCACAATACAAGCGTCCAGTTTAGCAACAAATGGAACAAATGCGGCAAGTAATAATTTTGCATATTCAATTTGGTTTTATGTAAATGATTGGAATTATCGTTATGGAGAACCAAAAGTTATTTATGGAAGAATGGGCAAAACTAGTGCTGATGGTAGCGGTTCCGTTGATAATGTAAATGGCTTAGACCCTTGCCCCGCTGTAGTGTTAGGTGCTATTGAAAATAATTTGTCTATTGCATTAGGTTGCTATCCTGGGCTTGATTCAAATACATCTTCTACAACCATATCTGGACAAGCAACATCTGTTGTTCACACATGTAATGTAGCAAATGTGCCTATTCAAAAATGGGTGAATCTCTTAATTAGCGTTTATGGTCGAACGTTAGATGTATATATTGACGGCAAATTAGTCAAAACATGTTTATTGCCTGGAATTGCAATGGTCAATCAAAACGCAAACATATATATTACACCAAAGGGAGGATTCAATGGCTGGACATCTAAATTCCAATATTGGCCAAATTCATTAAATCCTCAGGATGCATGGAATATATATACACAAGGGTATGGAAGCAGCATTCTCGGAAATATATTTGGAAGTTATGAAGTGCAAGTCTCTGTTTTAGAAAATGGAACAACAACAAGTAGCATCAAAATATAATATTTTTATTTATTATATAGAATGAGTGAAACTAAAGTAGTATATGGAACAAAAGAATTTTTACAATCAAATAGCATTATTGCCAAAGTCTCATTTTTATTTTTAATTTTATTTCTTTTTATCATATTACTACGTTTAGGAATGTCGTGTCTTGGTTGGTTATTGTCATCTAGTAATTCACCAAAATTAATTAATGGAATGATTGATGCCAAACAAATGATTGTTTTTCCACAAGATCCTAGTTTAAACAATGCTACAACCATTTATCGTTCTGTAAATGCTACGGACGGTATTGAATTCACATGGTCTGTATGGATTTTTATTGATAATTTACAGTATTTATCCGGACAATATAGACATGTATTTCATAAAGGAAACAATCAATTAGACTCTACTGGAAAAAATTTCCCCAATAATGCACCGGGTTTGTATATCGCGCCAAATACGAATTCTAATACAAATTCTATTGTAGTCATCATGAATTCGTATAATGAGATTAACGAAGAAATCACCATTCCAAATATTCCTTTGAATAAATGGGTCAATGTCATTATTCGTTGTCAAAATAACAAATTGAATGTTTATATCAACGGAACCATTGTGAGAAGTCTTGAGCTTGCTGGCGTGCCAAAACAAAACTATGGAGATATTTATGTTTCAGCGAATGGTGGTTTTGATGGCTACACGTCAAATTTATGGTATTACAATTACGCACTGGGCACGGCCGCAATAAATAATTTAGTAAATTCTGGGCCTAATACACAGATCGTGGGAACTTCAGCATTGGGTGAAAAATTTTCAAAGTATTTGTCTTTGCGTTGGTATTTCACGGGGGGTGATGGATATAATCCATAAGAAAAATATTAAAGCACGTTTAAGATACATCCTTAATTGGTCTGTTGTAAATAGATAATTTTATGTTGGCAACTTTATCATTTCAAACGATATTTGAAATGAGATTACTTATATTTAAATACAAATTCAGCAGAACTGCCTCTTGTTCCTAATAAAACCTGTCCTATTTTTATAGTTGATGTAACATGATGTTCTTTTTGTAAATACTCTCTTGCTTCAAATTGATAAGTAAATGTTTTTATAAATGTTTTATCGGTTGTAAACACATCAAAAGGTTTATTTTGTCCTTTTTTGTCTAATCTGTTTTTTGTTGCTTCTGGATTGTTTTCATAATATTTTTTTAATCTTTCACTCTGTTCTTTTCCTGCGTTTGGGTTGTCTTCATAATATTTTTTACTTCTTTCACTCTGTTTTATTCTTTCTTCTGGATTGTCTTCATGATATTTTTTTTGTGCTTCACTATTTTTTTTTATTGCTTCTGGATTGTTTTCATAATATTTTTTTAATCTTTCACTCTGTTCTTTTCCTGCGTTTGGGTTGTCTTCATAATATTTTTTCTTTATTTCGCTCATTTGTTCTCTTGCTTCTGGATTATTTTCAAAAAAATTTATTCTTATTTCACTATGTTTTTGTCTTACTTTTGGATTTTCAAAATATTTTTTCTTTATTTCGCTCATTTGTTCTCTTGCTTCTGGGTTGTCTTGATAATATTTTTTCATTCTTTCACTGTGTTCTTTTCCTGCTTCTAGATTTTCCTGAAAATATTTTTTCATTATTTCACTGTGTTCTTTTCCAGCATCTGGGTTGTCTTCATAATATTTTGTCATTCTTTCACTGTGTTCTTTTCCTGCTTCTGGATTATTTTGAAAATAATTTTTCATTCTTTCACTGTGCTCTTTTCCTGCTTCTGGATTATCCTGAAAATATTTTTTCATTCTTTCACTGTGCTCTTTTCCTGCTGTTGGATTATTTTCAAAATACATTCTTCTTTTTTCGCTCTGTTTTTGTTTATCCTTTTCTGTATAAATATATCCGCTTAATCCCTCACCACCAAAAGTCATATTATATCCTTTACCATTTATGTAATGTGAATTATACTCTATTATATATATAATTTCCATTTCACATAATTCTTCTAATGTCTCTGCTGTATCTATTTGTATAAGTTCAAAAGTATCTACCATGTCATATTTTATTAACGCTTTATACAAACATTGTGGGTAACAATTTTTTGCACAATATTTATGTTCTTTTTTTCGTTGCTCTAATGAAGTAGTCGTTAGACCAATGTAATATTTTCCATTAGGAAATTGTATTTTGTAAATAGAACCGAAAGTCATTATATAATATTGGTTACGGTTGCTTCTTTTTTTATTTCAATTTTAATTTTAATTTAATTGGAAAAAATGTAAAATTGAAATAAAAAGTAAATTATGAGAGAGAACTGGCGTAAGATGAGTATTAAAATAAATTATTATTATTATTTGTAGTGTTAAAGGTAATAACCATATTTTATTATATATTCAATCATGTTTGTTGTTCCCATTGAATGATTGCAAGAAGAACAAATTGGTCTTAAATTATTTATTTCAAGAGTTCCTCCATTTTTTTCACTAATTATATGTCCTACATCAAATTCTGTATTTGATATTATTGCTTTCTTACAACATAAACATTTATGACGGTGTATGTTTGAATCTATGTGGGTATTCCAAACATTTATTTTAACATTTTTTGGAATAGATTGTTTTTTCTTTCGTATTGTTTCTTGTTTGAGTTGTTCTTGTTTGAATACTTCTTGTTTGAATACTTCTTGTTTGAGTTGTTCTTGTTTGAATACTTCTTGTTTGAATACTTCTTGTTTGAGTTGTTCTTGTTTGAATACTTCT